GGTTTTGCCCGATTTCTTCGGCGGGTCGGCATCCAATACCCATGCGCCGTCCTCTTTCAGTGTCAGCACGGTTTCGGTGGGTTGGCCGCGACCGCCGGTGAAGGTTCTCGCCATCAGGAAATACACCGCGTCAATGCCGTCCGGTTCGCTCAATACGTTGATGCGCTGGCCGGGCTGCCACAAGGTACCGTCGTCAGTGCGGTGGCCTTGTACGGTGGCAGTAATTGTTAAGCCTTCCAGCCTGCTGTCGGCCAGCCGCTTTTTCGCCTTGCGCTGCGCTTGAGCCTGACTGTCGATGTCCGGCTCGGTTACGATTAGGGGGCGGTGCAGTTTGACGGATTCGTCTTTGGCGGTGGCTTTAATGTTGTTTTTGCCGCTGTGGCTTTGCGCCAACACGGTAACTTCGCTGTACCGTGCCGCCATATCTCGGTTTACTTCCAGACGCTTGATGTTGTTGTTTTGGCCGTTGGTCCGTAAAACCAGCTCTGCCACCGGTGCGGCGGTGTAATCGGGACCGCCGACTACCAGCGTACCGTCCGGCTCCAGCCACGGCCATAAACCGTTTGCCTCGGCATATTCAAGCAGTGCATCCCACGCGCGGCTGCCCGGCTCGATCTGCACTTTGTGGGTTTTGTCAGTTTTGGCGGCATCGATACGGATTTTTGACAAACCCAAAGGCTTGACGATTTTTTCAATAATTTGGTTTAAATCCATATCCTGCGCATTAAATAACGGCGCAGAACAGTCTAACAGGATACCGGCATCATCTCGGCCTTGGATGGTCAGCGTTTTATTGCCTTTCTCTGTCGTAGTGTGCACACGGTCGATACGGCCGCTTAATACCGTATCCCCACCAACACGGACTTCTACTTTATCGCCTTCTTTCACTGCAGTCGGGACTGCATCTACCGGACGGCCCAGAGTGACACTAAAATCATCGGCGGGGGTCAGAAGGTCAGACACAATGTCGTAGTTCGTCCATTGCCCATGGGTTTTACCGTTAATCATCAGAGTGACGGTATTATTTGGCGTAGGCATTTAACACCTCTCCTTTACTGAGAAAGTTCGGATGACGGATTTGCGGATTCAGACGCAACAACTCGCCAAAACGGCTGTAATCGCCATACCATTCAAAAGCCAACAGGTGCAGGCTGGTATCACGTCCTACAATTTTCTGCACTAACGGAGGACGCATATTCAAAACGGCAAAAGCCTGTTTTTGCAGCTTGTGCGCCGTATCACGCAAACTTTCAGTCAGTTCGGCGGCAGTTTCAAGATATGGTGCTTGCGGCAACAGGCCGGCAGCCTCAATGCGGCGATACACATCATCAGCACTGTCTGCTGGTGTTTGGTATAACCTTAGCAAGGAATAAGCCATCTTCTCGGCCTTTGCCTCATCTGCCAACATCATTGCCAAAATACGATTTGCGGCCAGCGTGCGTTGCAAAGCAGCATGGGTATCGGATAATAGGCGTGAGATTTCCACGGGCGTCAAAGTCGGATCATCAATTTGTGTTGCCAGAATATCTGCGGCCTGTTCTGCCAAAGCACACGCTCCAACAGTTGCGGTGAAGGCTGTAAAAGCAGCGACATCTTCAACCTTTGCACGCTGAATCAAATCGATTGCCGAAACGCTACCTTCTGCCCCGCGACTTACCTGCCACGGCGTAGCGGAGGCTTTTGACACTCCGCCAACCATATCGCGCCAGCCATCCAGCCCACTTTTACCTACGACGTGCATATTTGCCAACACACCGAATACTGATTTCAACTCGGCCACCAATACGCGCGGGCTGTTAAGAAGATTCATGGAGCCGGTGAATACGCCGTTTACCTGACCATACATAACGCCGACGGCCGTTAATACTGTGGCATGAAATGCGTTCCAACGGCTTTGAGTTTTCTGAATCTTGCCCAAGGCCGTCTGAAAAACCTCAAAACCCTGCCAAGCGGCCAAATCTGCCAGCCAGTCGATTTCATCGGCCAGAGCAGACGGTAACTCACGGTCAAAGAACGGCGCGGCTTTGACGCTTTGCTTGAAGGTCATACGAACCGTGCAGTAATCGGGGTTTTCTTCGTTGTGCGTAACCTCGAAATCTGCCACCACGCAATCTGGCACGCTGCCGTAAATCGGGTGGATTAGTTCGCCTGCTCCCGTTTCGCGCAATACGTTCAGCAGGCTTTGCAGGCGGCCTTCATAATCGTCACCCCACAATACCGCCGTCAGGCTCATATCCATTGCCGACACACCGGTATCTTCAATGTCCGCCCCCTGAACAAACGGGTATTCGTGTTCGGCTAGGGCGTGCGTGCCACGCAACGTATCATCGATTACATCAAAGCCGACACCCTTGAAACTGGCATCAAGCAAAGTATCTTTCCAACTCATCACGGATCCTTAATTTTTAGCTGCCGCACGCGCCGCCGCTTGATTAATATAGGCCATAATATTGCCGTTTTGAACGGTGACTGTAACGGGTATCGGCTTACCTGCCGCCGCCTGCATTTGCGCCGCCGCCGCAGTCATCTGGGAGGCCGCATTGGTAAGCTGGGCAGTTGCAGCCTGATTTTCAGTTGCCGCTGTGACATACTGTTGGCTGGCCTGTTGGTTGGTTTGCGCCGACTGGCTCAGCTGCGCCATACTCTCTTTGAGAACAGGGCTGTCGAGCGGAGAGTTATTCCCACCCAATTCCTCCCGTTTTCTCATGTATTCGTTTTTGGCAGACGACATAAAATCAGGCAAAAACGACTGCAAGCGGTCGGCGAAGGCCACCAACGGTTTACTCCAGTCGTCATATTTATCCCGTTGCGCCGCCAAATGTGTTACGCCGCCCATAGCGGCCAACGGAGCAGCACCTAAAGTAAAGGCACCCATTGAGCCTGCAGAAGGCAGAAAACGGCCGGCACCGGCAACACCTTGACCGCCTTGGAAGAACCGCCATCCGCCGCTTACCATTGAACTTGCGCCAACGGTCGCCGATACCGCTGCGGCACCTTGTCCTGCCGCCACTGCTGTCTGCGCGGCTTCCTGATTACCTCTGGTCCAGTCGGCAATACCCTTGAGCTTATCGGCCACCATGTCGGTAAAGCTTGAGAATGCGCCATATTCGGCTTCGCTGTATGCCGTTTTGAGCTGTTCTTTTTTGACCCCGGAGCCTTCGGCCATAAATCGATAATTATTGTCTACTGCACCGGCGGCGTTAGCCTGTCCTTGTTGCAGTCGTGCGGCTTCTTGCTTGTTGTTGATTAGCGAGAGCAACGCCATTAAGGCTTGGCGGTCTGAAACCAACTGGCCGACAGCCGTACCGTCAACCAAAGCTTTCTGGTTTTCCAGTAAAGCCAACTTAGCCTCATCACCTTGCGCTGCGGCCATCTGCTTCATTAAGGCAGCACTCTTTTCATCTTTCTGCACAATTTCACTGACAATATCGACCAATGCGTCCAGCGAGTTCATGCCTGCAGCCTGACGCTTATTCATACTGGCCGTAAAGTCAAAACCCTCTTGGCCGTTAATGTCGATTTTCTTTGCCTTAGTAACGATGTCCTGACTGCTGATTTTTGCCAGCAGGTTGACCAGGTTGTTACCGGCTTCGTCTGTACTGCCTGCAGTCATAAACGCTAATTGGTTGGCATTTAACAAACTGCTGAAATTATCCAGTGTCGCGCCCATACCTGCGGACTTCATTGCCGCCAACTGTTGCGGCAGCCATCGCGCCATGTCTTTCATTTCAAAACCGCCATCTGCGCCCGATTGCATTGCTCGGTCAAGCAATGCAGGAATATCGGCTTCTTTGAACCCTGACTGTTTCGCTTTAGTCACAATATTGGCAATATCATCGGCATCCGCATTGGCGGCCAGTGCTGTTTTCATTACGGTTGGCAACATCTGCTTTACGGCAGCATCACTCAATGATCCGCTGGCCACCATGGTATTCATTGCCTGCAAGGCTGCTTCCTTAGATGTTCCGCCAAGATAAGCGGCATCATTGACCGTTTTATTAATTTCCGCCATGCCTGCGCGCTTTTCCTCAATACTTTTGCCTGCATACATGGTATTGGTTGCGTGACGCAGCTCCGTGTCATAGTCCATTGTCCGGTTGACTGGCTGAGCCAACACATAACCCCCGGCCATGACACCGGCGGCAACTGAAGTCGCGCCGCGCGCCAAACTTTTACCGCCTTGAACCATACGGTTGAAACGGCTGCCGCTGTTCATTTCGGCATTTAATTCCCGAATACGGCTGCGCGTCTGTTGAGCGGCTCGTGCCAGCTCATTGTGCGAAGCACGGCCGCTTTTGGCCATTGCGTTGTAGGCTGCTTGAGTACGTTGGATTTCACGGCGGATTTCACGCTCTGTGCGGATGCCCAAACGGGCGGCAGCTGCATGCATCAGCTGTTGTTGCCTGCCGGAAGATGATGCCGCACGGCTTTGAATCTGCATCGTACGGTTGGCCTCGGTTGCCAAGCGGCGCAGGCCGACACTGGCCTCATCTCGGAACTTGGCAACTAATTCGACTGTATTACGGCTCATTTTTTCTTCCGTTTACTGATAAAAGTTTGAGTATGTCCGCCAGATGCAGATGGAACTGAGGTTTTGGCCGATGGGGCAAACCATGGCAGCACCACGGGAGCAGCACGGCCACGGTCAATCAAATCAGCCTGCTTCAGCCAGCCATCAAGCTCCGGCTGGGTCATCTTGCCGATATCGTCGGCAGAGATACCGTAGCTCCCCAGCTTTAAGACTGCGTATCGGTAGCGGTCGGCACGGGCTGAACGGACAGACGCTTTTTTGCCAGCAGCTCTTGGGCGAAATAAAGCGCGTCAAAATCGGTTGCGACCAATTCATCGGCCAAGAAGTCGGGCGTTAAAGCATCAGGTTGGATCGTACCGATATGGTCGAGAGAGGCTGAATAGGCTGCCAACATACGCGCCTGACCCTCCAGCGTTGGGTCAATAGCCATATCTTCGCGCACGGTCAGCAGATGCATGGAAAAATCACGATGAACAGCACCATCAACAGAGATACCGTACTTCAGACGGCCTGAAACGGTTTTCAGGTCGGGAGAAACGCGCAATTCGTAATCTTCGATGGCGCAGGTGAGTTCGGGGGAAAATTCAGACATAAAAAAGCCCTTAAACGTTGGTTAAACCTTGTATAAATCAAGGCTTGATTGTCGCTTAAGGGTTATAGCTCCGAAATTTGTCGGATGTCAGGCAAAATACAAAATGACGCTAAGAATATGCTGTGATACTATCATTTCCCCTACATAAAGATATAAAGGAAAACTTCCATGAAACATTTATTTTTATTGGTAATAGTGGCAACAGTCGGCATCGGTTCTGCCGAGGCGCGCGGCAGAGAACCCTGTTCCGGCAGTAAAGGCGGCATCAAAGCCTGTACGGCAGACGGAAAGTTCCTATGTAAAGATGGTACTTTAAGCAAATCCAAAAAGATATGCAGTAGTCGATAAATATCTCGTAAAAAACCCGCAATCATGCGGGTTTTCTAATTTACTCCAACACCTTCCGAATCGCAAAACCGGTCACATCCACCACCAATTCATTATCCACGGTATAGCTGTCGCCCGCTTCGGTGGCGCAGAAGCCGAGGTACGATGTCGGACGCGCGCCTTCCACGTCGGGAACCAGGCTGATTTTGGCGTCGTCGATCTTTGCCCAGTCCACCGCCGTGCCGTCAGTCGGCACCACGGCGGTAAAGGTAATGTCGTATTGGCCGACACCGCGGGTAAAGCCTTTGACGCGGCGGGTGCGGTTCATGGTTCTCACAGGCTTTTTGCCGGTGTTGTCTTTCACGTCGATTTTGGTGACTTCGACTTCGTTCGCGCCCAGATAGAGGATGACGCTGCCAACGTATTCGGTACTCATGTTTCAGCCTTTCTTACAAATATAAATCTACAACCATACCTACTACATGCAGGCCGTTGACGACATCGCTGGGAATGCGGCAGTTCAACATGCCTGTGTTTTGCAGGTCGCGTTCCACAATCAGTTTCGGCAGGTTTTCTTCCACGCGCTCCAAAATTTCCAGCTCTTCGCAGCGCATCAATACGTCAATCAGTTCGCTACGCACACGCGGCGGGGTGCGGTCGCTCAATTTGTCGCGCGGGAATCTTAGGGCGATGCGGTCGACGCAGGCGCGGCTTACATAAATCAAGGTGCGCACGGTGGTTACGTCCAGCAGGCTTTCGTCTGCCGTGCCGTTGGCGGTTTTGGTGTAGGTGGTGATGGCGCGCACGATTTGCGCCTGCGTACCGGCCGGACTGGTTTCAATCGGGGTCACACCGTTATACAGGGCGTTTTCCTGCTCTGTGCGCATGGTTTTGTCTTTGCTTTCGCACACGCCGATGCTGTTTAAGGCCAGCGTGTTCAACGGGCGGGCGGGGTCTTCTTCACTCGCCATCACGGCGGCAAAGGCGGCGGCCAGCTCGCAAGGCAGGCTGGGGGTGCCGCGATACCACGCGCTGACGATATGGCCGTGGTTCAGACGGCCTGCCAAGGTGGTGGCTTGCGCCAGCGTGCCGGTTTGGCCGTATACGCCGATTGCCCAGCGTTTTTCCATCGGACTGGCTACGGTATCCAAATGGGCACGCAGTTTCAGCAGGTTGGTTTCGTCATTGATACCGCAGGCAATGATGTGGTGGCCTTCGGCGACCACGGCATTGAGCGCGGCGGCAATATCGGGGTTGACGAGGCCGCTCGCCATCGCGGTTACCGTGGTGCTGATACCGGCGGCGGTGCAGGCCGCCAACAGGCGGATGGCATTGCCCTCGGCGCCTTTGTTTTTGGCGGTGATGGTCACCACGCCGGCGGCTTCGGCAGCGGACACCGGCAGGCCGGGCTGGGCGGCAATCGCAGCCTTGACGGCTTTGCCGACGGTATCGGCGCTGTCGCCGGCGGCCACAGGCACCATCAGCACGTCGGCGTTGCCGATACCCACGCGCAGCACACCCTGCGTGGTGGCATTGCCGGTAATGGTGATTTTGCCTGAGGCGGCCACGCCGGCGCTGTGGTCGGCCAGCGTGATGATGCTCAAGGCGGCATTGGCGTAGGCTTTAATGGCGGCATCGGCCATTAAATGTGCCTGACTGCCCGCACCGTAGCGCTCGGCCACTTCGGCGGCGGAATACACATCCGTCAGGGCGGATACTGCGCCCAAGTTGGTGGTGTGCTGGGCAATCAACAGTACGCGCTGCCGATTGGTGGGCAGGTTGCGCACGGCCAGCTTGGTGTTCCACTCGGCGTACACGCCCGGCTTTCGGGTGCTGGCGGGGATTTTTTCGAAATTGATGTTTGCGGATGCCATTATTTGCTGCCTTTCGCGGGTTGGGTGTCTTCGGTTACGACCACAAGGTCGCCGTATTCGATACAGCGGCGGTAATAGGCGGCATCGGGTACGGTAACGGTTTCTTGGTCGGTAATGTATTCATGTGGTTTACCGGCCAGCGGCACTTGCAGGCCGTCGGCGGCGCGTACTTTAATGGTTTCGTTCATGGTTTCACCTTGGTTTCAACGGTGGCCGCCATATCGGCGGGTTGGTCGGGGGTTTTCGGCGGGATACGCAATTCAAGGTTCACGCCTTTAAAGTCGGGATGTTCGGGTTCGGTGCGGCCTTGGTATTCGGATACGTCGGCATATACTTTCGCCTGTTGGCCGTCTGAAACCGCAGGCCGCGGCCAATCACCGTCTTGCAGCGCGTCTTCAAACCAATACGTTTCAAATTCCAGCGCAAATACACTGACGGCGTCTTGCTCCATTTGGCGGCTGAACAGGCTTTTGGCCGCTCCCGGTTGCAGACGGCCTATCTGTAAGCTCAGCGATTGATTGGTCAGAAGGTGGCGGCAGGTCTGCATCAGGCGGTAGGTGCCGACATCATGGCGGTGCAGGCCGCCGAAACGGCTATCTGCTTCACTGCCGCTGGCACGGTCTCCCACCAATACCGTGAATTGGCCAATTGCTTTAAAACGGCTGCCGCGCGTATCGTGGCGGACGGTGTCTTTGATGCCGGCAAACATGACCCACACGGCGGGGAACTGATTGACCACCTGCGCCAAACCTTCGCCGTCAAACTCCCCGCCGTAAGTAAAGACACCCGTTACCATTTGGCCGAGGCCGTCTGAAAGCCGTTGCCTGATGGCTTGTTCAATAGACGCTATCACGGCCGAACACCTTTTCCTGTGTGGTAAACATCACGCCGTTGCCTTGTACGGCGGGCTTTTCGCCTGCGGGTTCGGTAACGCCCAAGCCGACTTTCCCCGCCGCCACCAGTTGCAGGAACTTCACTGCCGCTTCATAGCGGTGCACGATGTCTTCGGTGAGCTGCCGTTTGCCGGTGCACAGGCGGTACACCGCAATATCGCAGCAATACACGGTTAAAATGCGCAGAGGCTTGGGCAGCGGCAAGGTATAGCGGTTCATCAGATAGCCGTCGATTTCGGCGGCGGCATCATCCAAAGCCTGCTGTGCGACGGTTTCGTCCACCGCGCCCTTGCGGGACAAGTCGGTCAGACCGGTGATGGTGGCTTCGCCGAAACGCGCCACCAAATCGGCAACGGCAGCGTAGCTCATGATGCATCCGTCGGCAGGGCTTCGCGCGCTTCAACCATACGGTCGCCAATCAGACGCTCAAAGTCGGCGGGTTCGAAGTCGGCACGGCGCACAAACGTCCAGTGCGGCTGTACATGGTAGCCGGCGCGGAAAAACGCATGGCCGTGTTTGCTTTTAATCGCCACCACTTCGGCATCTGCGGCAGGTGCTCCGCTGCCGGTGTAAAAGGCGGCTTCCGCTTCAGGGGTCAAAGTTTCGCCGTCTGAAATGCCGCCGGGTGCAAGGCCGGCTTCAAGCAGTCTTTCCAACTTGGCATTGCGCTCTTGCGCGGCGGCCAACTCTGCCTGCACCGCCTGAATTTCGGCATTGGCTTTGTCTAATTCGGCTCTCAAGGCTTCAATTTCGGCCTGCAAGGCAGCGGTTACGGTTACCTCTTCCGGTTTGACATCGACGGTCGCACCAACTTCCTGTCCGGTTTTTTCTTTTGCCATTTTCTATCCCTTCCGGCGGGCGGTGCCCGCCTGTTCGTTACAGCAACCAAGGCGATACGATGACTTTCGCCTTACCTTTGTTTGGGTTGTACGCGCCGTTGGCCAAGCGGTCGCCTTCCACCAGCTCTTTGGCCGCGTTTTCCAAAGCAGGCGGTACCAGCAGCACATTCGGGCGGATGGCCAGCGGTCTGCCGCCGTCGCCTTTCAGGCTCACCATCGCGTTGTAGGCTTTCTCGAAACCGGCAGCATCCAGTTTCTCTTGCGATTTCGCCGCCATCTGCCAGAAGCCCAAGCCCACGTTGCAACGGCCGTCCACGCCGTAGCGGTATTCGTTGCGCATGAATACGCCTTCGTCGGTATCGGCGGTCATGGCGGTAAACTGCTTCGCTTTACGCTCTTGGTAAATCAACGGTTTCAGGGCGCGGGTAGTGTCCAGCAGATACCAGGCCGCTTCGCTGCCGGCGAAAATATTGGATACGGTACTGGCTTGACCGGTGCCGTCCACTTTTTCATACACAGGATGGTCGGTATCAAAAAAGTTCTGACCGTCGTAACACAACGTGGCGTGTGCGTTTTTCAGCAAGGCAAACACCAATTCGTCGGGATGCACCGCCGAAGCACGGCCCATCTCGGTCATCATCGGCGCGTAAATGCCGACGTTGTCGTCTTCGATGTCGTTGCGGTTGACCTTGACCGAGCTTTCAAAATGTTTGTTGGTGATGGCATAGCCGTGTGCCTTCATATCTTGGAATACGCGGTCGCCCACCCATTCGCGGAAAGCGGGCCATTGGCCGAGCCAGCCGTAAGTATTGGACGCAGTGGAAGACGGAATGACGGTGGCGATTTCCTTGTATTGGCTTTCCGCCATTTTCAGGCCGTCTTGGAAATTCTTTTTAAAGCCTGTGAACAGGGCTTTTAAGGTGTCTAGTGTGATAATCATGTTGTCTTTTCCTTTATCGGATTACTTGGCCTTCGCATAATCTTCGGCAGAGATGCCCAATTGCTCGGCGACGGCTGCTTCTTCGGCGGTCAGCGCAGCCGTACCGTCTGCGCCGCCTTTGCCGCCGGTCTGCGTTTTGCTCAAAGCGGCCAGTGCCAAGCTGCCGTCAATCAGGGCTTTAAATGCTTCAGGGTCTTTGGCGGCCAGTTGGCGCGCCGATGCTTCTTGATGCGGCAACAGGCGGCCGTCTGAAAGCGCGGCACGGATCAGGCCGTCTGAAGTACCGCCCACTTCCATGGCAATCACTTTCTTGCTCAATGCGGCCACTTGCGCTTTGAGTTCGGCCACTTCGCCGTCGTCGGCATTGCCGCCTTGCGGCTTGTCTTCGGGTTTGCCGGCAGTACCTTTATCGCCTTCGCCACCTTGCGGTTCTTCTTTGGGTGCGGCCAGTGCTTCGGCAAGCGTTTTACCGCCCAGCTTTTCCTGTGCTTCGGCCAAAGCCGCTTCGATGGCTTTGTCATCGGCATCCGCCGCCAAGCCCAAGAGCTTGATTAAAGCTTCCTTGTTCATACTTGTTTCCTGTTTGGGGTTGATAGAGTTTTGGCGGCTCAATGCAGCCAGAGCCATGCCGTCCAGTGCGGGCGAATTGGTCAACGCCACACTGTGCAGCCCGCGTACATTGCCCAGCGTGTCGTATTCGAGTACCGGCGACAGATAGCGGTATTCGCCGCTGTCTATCATGTCTTTGGCGCGTTGCGTCCATTTCACTTCGCCCATCAGGCCGCGCTCGTCATCCCACACATATTTGCTGATCCAGCCGGCGGCAGGGTTTTGCTGCCCCGTTTCGGCGGCTTTCAGCGTGGCGTGTTCGTAGTCGACCACAAGGTCGGTTTGTGCGGCGTCAAAGGCGGCAATGATTTGCTGCGCCAAGTCGGCGGACATCGTCCAGTGCGGCACACCCGTATCGGTGCGGCCGTCAACCGGTGCGAATTGGCCTTTGGGTACGATTTTGATTAAACCGTCCGAACCGCCGACATGGGCGGCGGATAAGGCGGCAAGAAGGGTTTTGGTGTCCATAGCCCGCATTGTGCGGCAGCCGCGCCCTCGTCAAAGCTTGGCCTATGTCAGACAGATGAATTTCTAGGGAAGGGAAATGTACTTGTAGAGATACGCGCGGGATAGTGTTCAAAAGGTGTTCAAACGCGCGCAGGATTGATTTTCAGGCGATGGGTAGGGGTAAGTATGGGTTAGTGCGTTTTCGGGCTGTTTTTCGGCATTTTTCAGGCAGGCATGATTACCGCCCCTGAATGGCCTGTACCAGATATTCCGCCACCGCATCGGATAGGGCCTTTTCGTCCTCCGGTTGCAGGGTCATAAACGGGCGTGCGGGAATATTGCTGCCGGGGTGGTTAACCTGCTTGGCAAAGCGGCCGCCGAATTTCAACGCTTTGCCTTTTTTCGGTCTAATCAAGTGTGGCGAGGTTTTCCCACCGAAGTTATGGATAGCCGCATATTCCACATTGGTGCCGACCATCGCTTCCGTGGCCGTACTGTTCTGCGTAATCGAATTGCGCAAACGCCCACTGGCCTGCAACAGCCCCGATCCTTCACGCGCGGACGGATACTTGCGCGGAGCCCACGCAGGTCGGCCGCCTGCCTCGAAGTTGTCCTGCACGGCATTGCGCATGATGCGGGCAAGCTGCGTCATCAATGGCTGGGTGTTGCTTGTGCGTTGCGCAATGGCATTTAAGCTGTTTTGCAGTGCGTCTGTGTTGATTTTTATCTCAATCATCAGTATATTATCCTTAAAGCCAAGTTGACGGCGGGTCGCCAACTGGAATGGCCTCGGTGGTTTATCCGCTGTTTTATCCTGTTCGAATCAGGCAAAGCCGCCAACTTGGTTATTTCTTCCAGATTAATTCATACCTGTCATTTTTATAAATATCCCCAACTTCAGCATAATTCCCCGTATTAACCATATTGACGGCAACTGCTTCTTTTTTGCCGGTATAGGGGTTTCTTGCCTTAGCCTGATAATCCACAGTCACAACCAATTTCCCTTTGTTATTCACTCCCGGATACACAAACAACAGAAACTGCTGGCCATTGGCATTGCGGCCTGCCGTGCCAATGAGTATCGCCTCCGGATTTTGCAGCTGTTCTGGCAGGTCTTTCCAAAATGCCAAAGGCAACGGTTTATTTTTACTGTTCCGCAGCGCGTGTAATATTCGCTCATCACTCATCGCGATCACAGCCGATTGCGGGTAGACATTCTTTGCGGCCAGAGCTTCCAATACCGACGGAGTCAACGCTCCGATATACAGCATTTCGCCTCTGGCAAATTTCTCCATATTTACCCGATCAACCATTTCCGATGCTTGTTTAGATATGGCTGCCCTCCATTTCGGCTCTTTTAAAGCTTCCTGAATCGTCACGCTCGCCAGCTTCGGCGGCAGTTCTATCGCCCGCTGCATCTGCAACTGCCCCAAATTGGCCAAATGGCTTTTACCGACATTGTGCTGAAAGCCCGCATCGGTATAAAAACGGCGTCCGTCCGGCAGCTTGACGGCTTTGGCGGGGCGGGTATCGCCCTTGCGGTTGACCACCACTTCCGTATCTTCAAGCTGTGCTTTTTGCGGCAGCAGATTGCGCCGTTTCAAATCACCGTCTGAAAGCGCCCGCACGGTACAGCGGCAATTGAAGCCGTTGGGCGGGTAGAAGTAATCCCAAAACGGGTCGTCGATGTGATACACCGCACCATGCGCCGCCGCATGGCTTTGGCGGGTGCGGCTGTCCAAAATGGCCGAGTATTGCAGCCACGGCGCATCATCCCGACCTTCTTCAAACGCCTGCCAATGACCGGCCATATAGGCCGACTGCATTTGCGTGCGAAAAATCGTTTCCATGCGGTGTTTGGTAATGCCGCGTCCGAGGACTTCGCCGCTGTCTCCGTCCACAATATCGCCGTCTTTGAGCAGATGCCAGTCATGCGCTTTCAGACGGCCTTGCACTTCATCGCGCCAAGCCTCAAACGACTTGCCCGATTTCGCCGCCTCATACATTGCGGCGTGAAACTCGCCGACGATATCCTGCCTGTGTATGCCCGCAACCGCCCGCGCCTTGGCTTGCGCTTCATTCCATTTCACATCCCAGTCGGGCGGGATATGGTAGCCCAAACCTTCAAAATATTTGACCGCCGCTTCCGGCTCCAAACCGAAGGCAAAACCCAAATCAGCCATTGAGCCGCCCCCACAGGTCGGAGATGAAAATCACCCGCGCCAAGGCCGTCTGAAATTCGGTGCTGTCCAAATGCGGATAAGCCCGCAACAACCGCTCCTGCACATCCTCATAACTGTCGCCCTCGGCCAAAGCCTGACCCAGCCCGCGCAAAAACGGTTCGATATGCTCGGGCAGGGCGATCTTGTCCAAACCTGCATTATCGATGGCCGCCTGTCCCATATCCAAGATTTCGCCCTGCCTGCTCAAGGCCACGCGGCGGTAACTTAACGGCGAAACTTTGACACCTTCGCTTTCAGCCGCCTGCAAAGACAATACCGGCTCGTCGTCCGAAGCCAGCGGAATCGCCAGTTTTTCCTGCGCCCACGCCAGCGGAATCTTCATGCCCATCTCTACCAACTTGGGCAAAGATTCGGCGTAAACCGCCATATCTTCGGGCAGCTGCGTATCAAACTGGAAACGCGGCAGGCGGGTTTCATCCACGTTGCCTTTATTCAGCCGCAGCAGGGGGAAAATCAGTTGCTGCGTTATCGTACCGGCAAGCTGCTTGGCATCCGACACCAGCAAATCATGGCGCACCTCGTTATGCACCTGACCCAGCGCGTTGGTACTGGTTTTACCGTCGGCCATACTGGTGAGCGTACCGCCCAGAATCGCTTTCGACGATGTTTTATCCGCCCAGTCGATCATCGCCATAAACGGCTCGCTGCTGCCGTTGGCGGCATTAAGCAATTCGATATTCATGGTTTCGGGGATAATGCCCGCGGCGTTGTGTCCGATTTCTTTTACCGCCCGCAGCAGCGTGGTTTTATCGGTTTCGTCCGCCCCCACCGCATATTTGCCCAAGCGCGTCGGCAGGCCGTAGATTTCCAGAAACTCGGCTAAATCGCGCACCGAATAATTTTTAAACAGATACGGCCAAACCAGCGTGCGCATCAGCCCGCCGCGTACCAGCAAACCCGAACGGCTGCGGTGTTTGTGTACCAGCCAGCCGAACGCCCACAGCTCTTCCCCGTCCGGATTATCCTGTTTGGCCAGCCGCACATTATCGGCACCGTCCACCTTAAACCAGCCTTGCGGACGGTGGATAAAGTTTTTCGGCAGCCACAGGCCGCCCATTTGCTGCCATTCGATTTCCACACAGGCAAAGCCGTGTCCGACCGCATCCAAAAGGTCGAACATCATGTCTTCGAAATCGGTCAGACGCTCAAGCCATCCCCTGACTTCTTCGGCCAGCCGCCGTTCGGCGTCGGTGCTGTCCGGCGGCGGCATCACGCGCCAATCCAGCCCGATGACCGCCCGCTTGCGCTTGCTCATCTCGGAAAAGATATGGCCGTCTTTCTCCTCGATGTCGGCAAACAGTTCCGACTGCGCCTTCATATCGCCGCGCTCGGCCGCTTCCAAAATGCCGTGCAGCTTCTGCGGCGTCAAACCTTTGCTCGGGTGTTCGTGAGTCTGGGTATTCTGGGCGAGTTCCGCCGTTTGCGGGGTGGATTTCGGCATACGGCCGCCCGGCAGGATTTTGCTCAATGCACTGAAAATATTTTTCATCAATAAAAAAAGGGCAAGTTAAACTTGCCCCAAGTTTCTACTGCTTGCGCCAATCATAAGCCCTGCCCGGTGTCAGTTTTACCATGCGCCGCCGCCGAATTTCTCACTATGTTTCGCTACGGACATAAATTCTACCTTGCCCGTATTACTTACAGCGGCCGCCCAAAGCATTTGCAAAGCGTCCGGACCGTCGTCATGGTCTGCGTCCGGAAATTCCCTTAGCTGCTCGATCAACACACGCTGTTCAGGTAGTAACTTAATAAATCCGTTTGCAAAATGTAACTGTATGCTTTCAATTCGCATGTTTTTCTCAGCAGTGGGTTTGACACCTCGGGCGGGTACATGGGCACCTTGTTTGCCCGATTCTTTAACCAATTCATCTTTAAAGAATTCCTGAAACTGCACCGTTTCAATGACCCACTGTTTGCACTTATACCGTTTTTGCAGCTCAATCACTTCCTGAATAATCAGGCTGGGTACACGCTTTTTAATGCGTGCCTCAGCGACATAAAGCGTGCCCGTACCGCGTTGGTATCCGCCGATTAAAATAGCCGACGGGTCGGTACCTTTACCCAGTTTACCCATAGACGGGTCAACCGCTCCGTAAAATACCACGTCATGCGGCATTTCCCGATAATATGATTTATCAATAAAGTCGGCAAAAATCGCATTTTCGGGATTGCCCGGCTGGTTTTGATATTCACAGTTAAAAACATGGATGCCGTCGCGGGCGCGAATTTTCATCAGGGCGAGCAGCGGGCGTTTCGACCAGCTTACTTCACTGCCTTCCAGCATTTCTTTTTCGTTCGCTTCATAGAAGGCCTGCGCGGCCTTTTCATTGGCGCGGTTTTCTTTCGATGTATTGCGGTAGATATTTTCCCACTCCGCCCACAAACCCATATTTACAGGCCATTTCATAATAGCGGAAAAGCGCACACTGCGCCAAAACGGGTTTTTCAGTATCCTCGCCAAAACGCTGTCTAAACATAAAATCGTACCGACATACAAAATGTCGCACTTCGCGCCCGCGCCACCCAAAGGATTGATAACACTGCCTATCCACTTAGTCAGTTTGTCGCGCAGGCGGATGTTTTCGGAGTGTTTTTCATTTTCTAAATCGTCTAGATAGACCGCATCGGGGCGCACCTCGCTTTTTTTCGCCCCGCGTATGCCCTGTCCCGCGCCATAGGCTTTGAACTGGTTATTTTGGCGGGTTCGGATTTCGCCGATGCGCCATACCTGCCCCTGCCCGCAAACTTCGGAAAAGTCCAACTGCAACGCAGGATTGTCTGTCAGTTCGGTTTTGATAGCTTCGACGATGGCATCTGCTTGGTCTTCGGTGTCGGACACGATGACGGTATTGTGTTTGGCATTACGCACTTCGCGCCACAAGGCAAACGCCTGTACGGTCAATGATGTTTTTGCTTCGCCGCGCGATGCCGCACAAGACTGCAAGACAGATTCCGGCTCTTTTTCGATCTCGGGAAGTTCCGTGTATGCCCAAGTATGGAAGACCGACTCGCTGTCGTCGGGGAAATAGTGCGGCAGATAAGTCTTGCAGAAAAAACGGAATGCTTCAGGCGTACACTGCATCACTTTGGCGCGACGCTCGGCAATATCCGCAGGTGCGGCAGACAATCCGATATCTGCCGCATTGATGCGCCGGTTGATGTCTGCCCGTATGGCGGACATTCGGGCGCGCAGTTCATTACGGCTTAACTTTCCCTGCATGATTAAAACTCTTTCTCAATAACACCTTGGAAACCTTGCAGCACCACATCGAAATTCGCCAACATATTGGGATATTCTGCGTCTATATAGTCTACCAGACGATTGATGACTTTAATTGCCACCGCCGCTTCCTGCACTTCCGGCAACACCCGCTTGTTCGCCGACACCGTTTTCGTAAACGCATCGGCCAAACTCGCCAGCAGCTGCACCCGTTTGCTCGGCGGCAAATCTTCCACTTCCGCATCCTGCAACATCGTCATCGTCGCCTGATACTGCACCAGAAACGCCGTCATCATCGCCCGCGCGATTTCGTCTATGCTGCCGCCGGCCAGCGTATGGGCCGCGCGCAGCTTGTTCCAGTCGTCGCCCTGCGCCTTGGCCTCATCGCGCCAGCGGCGGGAGGTGCCGAGCGATACGCCGCATAAAGCCGCCGCCGTCTCAAGGCTCTGCTCGCCGTTGCAGTAGAGTGCCCGCAGCTTGTCTCGGGTCGCCTTCGGATGTGCCATCGCTACAACCCCAACTTGGCGCGGGCAAATGCGATGCCCGTAGCCACAATGCCGCCCGAAATCGCGCCCGCGGCCGCGCCGGTGGTTGCCGACGTGCGGCGGCAATCGGCATGGATTTTCTTGATTTCCGCATCCATGCGTTCCTGATTTTGTAATAATTTGTCCTGCTTGCCGTTGATTTCGGCCAACGCTCTTAAAATAGGGTCTTGGTTTTGCATTATTTGTCTGCCTTCCGTTCGATTTTCTGACCGACTTCTTTCAAATCAGCCTTGATTTCACGCAACAGGTTCAAGATTTCGTTCCTGTTGTCTTTTGCTTCCGCCTTCGTCTGATAAGATGTTTCTACGCTGTGCAACCTGCCGAGCAGTTCATCACGATCTTTGCGGGCTTCTTTCAGGCCGTCCGAAATCCCTTTCACCCAATACCACAACAAAGCAATCAGAAACGACACCAACGTGCCGAACACATATTCCACCGTAATCGGCGTATCTCCGCTCATCACACTTCTCCAAACACCACCCGGCAGGCCGCCATACCATAAGGCATGCGGTCGGATTCGACAGTCAGCGCATCCCCGTCGGCTTCCACTTCAAACTTTTCCGCCAGCGCCTGTTTGACTGCCGCGAATTGATGCTCGAAGGCCACATAGCCCAAATTAACGACAAACGTTACCTCAAACCGCGCATCCATCCGCATCGCATAGCCCCACATCGTGCGGCTCAAAGTTTCGGCCACCGCCGCGATAAACGGCTCCTGCTCGTTGGCCTTTTGCAGCCCGATTTGCAAACCCGCTTGGCGTACCGCCAGCTGGCGTTCTATCAATTCACGATACACGGTCATTCTTTGACCCCTTTCACCCACTCCCGCCATGCCGCATTTTGATTTTCCAATTCCGCAACATAGCCGCCAAACTCCACCGCATGCTCCAGCAGCGCATCGGCACTGCCGCTTTCCGGCGGCGCGGGGCGTGCCGGCGGCACCATCAGGGCGGCAGGCGGCGCGGGCATAACCGGCACCTCGACCGTTTTAATCGGCACCGTATCCGAGGGCTTGGCGGTATTGGCGCAGCCCGTTAGCGCCCAGACCGTCAATACAAGCATTGCCGGCAATGCTTTTATCCTGTTCGATTGCATGGTGAATCCCTTTCCTGTATTGCTGTTTCAGACGGCCTATTTCAGCATTGGCCGCCGCCAGCTTAATGCCTGCCTGTTGCGTTTTTTCCGCCTGCTCCTGCTGCCGGGCATTGGCCCGTTCCAATTCCGCGGCAAATGCCCGGCTGGATGCCAAGAGCGCGGCGGACTTATCTTTTTCCGCCTGTTCGATAATGACCTGCTGTTTGTGATAGGCCGTCTGAAAGCCCGCACGGTAGGCCAACCCCAACGCCGCCGCCAGCAGCAACGCCGCAACCAAATGGGGCAGGTATTTAATCAGTTTCACGGGCATGGTCGCTCTCCACTTCTTGACGCTTCACGCTGACAAACGAGCGTGCTACGGCATAGCCGCCGACGATGCCCAAATACACCGCCCAAATCTCCGCCGACGGATCGGGCAACATCACAAACTTAAACGTACCAGCCGCGCAGGCAACGTTTGCCCACAGTTTCGAGTGCGACACATTGCCTGTCGCAGGGTTTTTGAAAATATCAAAGATACGCATCTTAATATCCATCCCAGCCGTCATTCATATTTCTTACCTCGTCATTTTTTCTGCTTTACGCTTACGTGCCGCCCGTTTGGCTGCGGCCACGCCTGACTTACCTGTGCGCACACTCGAATGTTGGCGCACTTGATACGCAGGGATAGGCGTAATCTGAAATTCTGATATTGCAGGACGACGCATACCGGATACCGCAGCAATCGCCAACGCAATCAAACCTTTTTTCATACCCGCGCCGCTCCCACTTCCATCGCAATGGCCGTCGCAATCGCGCGGCAAATAGCCCATTTGCACTCTTTAAACAGCTTCAAATCAGCATCGTTGCTGATAAAAAACGGCTCAAACACAATGCCACCGTTCTGAGCATAAGCAAGGCGGGAATGTTGCCCTGCGTTATCCGGCTTAAAGCCGTCTTCGCCGCGCAGTTTCCAGCCGGTTGCCTTGGCAACGGTCTTGCTCAATACCTGACACCAATGTTTGTTTTTAACGATACTTAAAGCCTCAATGCCCGTAGCCGCTTTGCTGACGGCAGCGTTGGTATGGAACTCAATCGCCACATCCGAGCCTCGAATCAGTTTGACCGCCTCACGCAACGGCATATTGCCCTTGCCCTCGCCGTCGGTTTTGACCGTCAAACCATAATCGTTGCGCAAAATCGATGCCGTAATATTGCGCATATCCTGTGCAATATCCGCCTCACGGTCGCTGCCGTTTACCGCGCCCGGGTCGGTGTTGCTGTGGCCTGCGGTCAACACAATAATCTTGCTCATAAAGTCGTCCTGCTTAGTCTGTTATCGAGCCTTGATTATCCCGTCCGCCTATACCGCACCGCGCCTGCCCCATGTCAGACAGACAACAAAAAGCCCGAGGGCTTTCGCTCTCGGGCTGGTCTTCAGACGGCCTATTTTACGTCCATCGGGCAAGTGTAAGTATCAAATTCTTCATCTTCGTCCAATACCGACAAACAATTATTCAGCGGCAGCTTGATACCTTTACGCGCATACACCGTCGCTTGAGCGGCTGGCGGCGTACGGATTTGCTCTTGGCAGGCAGCTATATTGTCCGTGTATTGTTGACGGTAATTTTCAGTCAGCGCGTCCTTCCTCTGCCGGGCGAAAAAATAATCGTAAGCCGCATTGGCCGCAGCGGTACATTGATAAAGCCCCGCCTTATCCGCAAGAAAAGGGCCGCCGAAAGATTCCTCGGCAGATTTTGCCACTGCGGCAAAAGCCGTATTGAATTCTTTGATTTTGACTGCATCGCCGGGCAAAACCCATACACGGCTTTCCTTGTCGGCCTGCGCCAATAAAGACAGCAGCTTTTGAGCGTGTTCTTTCAAATTGGCGTGCTGTCGGATTTTTTCCAAATTGTTTTCACCGATGAAATATTCTTCATCGGCCAAACGTGCGGCAATCTGTTTTTGCCGATTCTGATATTGCTGCGCCCGATTATCGGTTTGACTTTCGCCGGCAGCAGGCTTGTTTTCTTGTCCGCCGCAAGCCGCAAGCATTGCGGCCAACATCAGAACATAAAACGTCTTCATCTTGATTTCCCATAAAAAATGCCGTGCTATCCCCACGGCATTATAATTTAAAACAACCCGCCTTGCTCACACTCATTATCCGGCTTCTTCAGAATCCGCCAGATATGGCGGTCGGTCAGCCCGTGCGCCAAAGCCAAATCGTTCACCGCCTCATAAGCCGGTACGCCTTTACCCGTCTGCGCATCGAAGCGGCGGCGGATATGGCGGTCGCGCAATTCCAACAAAGCCTGCTCGCATTTCGGAATAAACAAATCGCAGGGAGCCAGTGCTTCCACCATTTTTTCCATCGCCGCACCGCCAACGATTTCCTCCAAATAAGCCAGCCGCGATTCGCTGCCTTTGGTACGTCCCTGCCGCAGCGGGTAGGTCGTGCCGCCCAAGTTTTTCACCAGCTCCACCGTTCCTGTCAGCCCGATGATCGTAATCAGTGCCAGCACACTTTCGGGCAGCAGGTGGCGCACCGCCTCAAAATCTTCTTCATCCACCGTCATCATTGCTCTGCCGCCTTTTTTGCCTGTTCCTTATTGGTATGGATTTGCAGTGCCTGCACCAACTTGTAGAGCTGCTCGGGTGTCAAAAATCGTACCAAATCCTTGCCGAACATCCTTTTGGCCATCCCGTCGGCGTACTGCCAGCTTTTATCGCCCACCGTCAACAGCGCCTCCAGCTTATTCAGCAGGGCTTCGCGGTCGGGCGTCAAATGAGGGCGGATACCTTTGCCCTTCGGTGCGGTCTGCTTAAAGCCCATCCGCTTCATTTCCGCCGCTACCGCCTGCAATTCGGCCAGATTCATCTGCGTGCAGGATGTTTTGCCGCACACACGCGCCAGCATCGCACGGTAAACATCATCTTCCATCCCAAGCTGGCTTTGCGCGATTTTGATTTTCGCAATCAGCCCCTTGCGTTTGTATTGTTCGTCTGTGCTCATGGTTTTCCTCGTCGCTAAAACTTCAAACTGAAGCGGACTGTTCAAAAATCCGCTTGGATTTGGGGTTTCAGACAGGCGGCATACCCTGCCGCCCGTTATCATCAACCCTTAAGCAAATCCTTCAGCCCTTTGGTCGGTTTAAACTTCGGTGCACGGGTGGCGGGGATGAGGATATTCACTGTTGCCATGTCTTTACTCCTGCCAGCCGCCCAATAATTCGGCCAGCTCGTCCAGCATGGTGGTCAGCGTGTTGGCCATGATAACTTGCGAGGCATAAGCTTGTTCGGCGGCTGTGTCGCCACCTTGAACCTCCTCGGTCAGTACGTCCAAATAACGGATGTTTTTCATGGTCAGTTTGTCGGTCAGCACAAAGGCGATGCTTTCGCGCCATACCAAACCCAGCTCGGCCACGCGCTTGCCGCATTTCACATGCTGCACCACCTCTTCGGCGGTTACGTCTTTGCGCTTGATGCGCACCTCGGGAGCCATATCTCCGGCACCGACCAAGACCACGTAGTCATCCAGTTCAAACATCCCGTCCGCCTCGCCGTTGTGCAGCCATTCGGTCATCAGCTCGGAAGGCGAACGGAGGGCTGTCGTCGTCCAGGCATGTAACCCACCCAGTGCTTCGCGCAGGCGGCCAAGCAGGGTTTCGGCCTTATTGCCGGTCTGGTTAATCAGCAGGTAGCCACCGACCAATACGGCATCGGTGCGGCTAGTGCGGGTAAAGGCGCGTGGCAGCAGCTCGTCGATAATCTGCTCTTTCAAATCCTGCTTTTCTTTGCGGCCAACGGGGCGGTCTTCTTCGACTTCAATGGATGCCACTCGGCGCGCCAGCTCATCGTTAACCACCGCACCGGGCAGCACTTTCTCTTCTCGGCGAAGGCAAATGCCCAGAGTTTCCCCAGCGCGGAATACCAGCGGTGTAAACGGCTGCGGGTTATCAAAGCCGTCGCAAAACCAATCCAAGCCCTGCGGCGGGGCGAACTTCATATCGGCCAACGCTTCGGCTAAAACGGCCGCATCCGGGGTTTCAGGCAGCCGGTAGGCTTTGCATTGTTTAAACCACATCTTTTTGCTCCTCGTCGTCGGTTACACATTTGTTGCCGTTTATCCAGCCTTCTTGGTAATCCACCTCTCCGGCTTTGACCTGTACGGCATGGGCTTTCACTTCGTCCCAATCCATGTTGTTGGCTGCCCAGTCTTCGATTTCGTATTCGTGCGCGGCAAACAGCTGCTCGGTTTCGGCTTTAACCTGCTCGCGGTCTTCGCCGCAGCGCTCGGCGTAATAATCGGTTCGGGCATCGGCGATAATTTGGGTGGGTACGCGCCACACCGACAAATCTGGCATTTCTACCAATAGATATTTCTTCATTTTTTCAAGCTCCTACATAGCAAACCAAATTGCGGCACTGATGGCAAACCATATAGCCGCCCAGGCAAACCACCAGCGGCCTTCTCGGCGGTAGGCTTCAGCCGTGGCACAGTAGTGCCGTGCCAACTCCAGAGCGCGGTAGCCGCAAGTATTGATGGTGTCGGACACATCAATTTTCAGGGTGCAGTTGATTTCTCTGCCTGCTTTATCGGCGCAGGACTTGCCTTCATTCAGCATTACAGCCATCTCACACCCCCGCTAATTCCGGGTCGCTGGGTTCGATCACGATTTTTTCCACGCCGCTCATGATTTTGATACCCGGTACCTGCCCGTCGGCAAACAGTTCGGCCTCGTTGAGAATGGCCTCCTTGTTGATTTCTTCTTTCAGCCGCACAAAGCGAGCCAGCGCGGTTTTTTCCTTCAGGTAGGCCAACACCGCCGCCACACCAGTTACGCGCACACTGGGCGGGTCGGCACGCCATTTCACAACGCCGGTCACAAAATCCACGGTCTTGGTTTTGTAGCCTTCGGTCAACTCTTCGCGGTTGGCTTCGCAGTAGGCCTGCACGCCGCCGGTAAGCTCGGCCAGTTCTGCGCGCAGCGGGTCGGCCAACTCGTTGTACTCCTGCTCGATGGCCGCCTGTTTGTCTCCCATCTCGGCTTCCAATCGTTTTACTTCGCGTGCCAAGTCGCCGATGCGGCGGATTTGCGCCGAGGCTTCCACGCGGCTCTGTACGGCGGCCGTCAGCGCGGCCTGTTTAATGCGGGTTTTCTTTTTTGCTACCATTGCTTTTCCTTTCAAAGATTTCAGCGATTTTTTGATTCAGTTTTTTCAGATTTTCCCGTCCCCGGGCTTTTTCTTCCGGCGTGAGCTGACGTTTGTGTTCCAACTGCGGCAACTCTTCCCTTGGCGGTAGGTGTTTAATCAGCATCTTGGGTGTCGGCCAGCGTTCGATTTCGGCCAGCAAACAGGTAAATGCCCGGGTAACGCGCCCAGCATCCTGTTGCTCGTCCCATTGGATGGGCAGTGAGACAATCGCCTCCATCCATACACTGGCCGTCAGCTTGATACCGTCGGCGGGCGGCGCACCTTCCAGCCGCAGCATCATCAGTTTTTGCAGCCCGGTCAGCAGCTCATCGCTGACGAACTTGGGCAATGGCTTACTCATTTTTCATTTCCTCCAGTTGTTGTACGGCATCCACTACTTTGCTTCCCCGCGGCCGGCTGCCGCCGATAATTGCCGGATCGGCTGTGCCGTTGCTGATGGATACCGGAACCGATGCCACATTGCCCGTCCAGCCGGCAATAATCTCGTATAGGTAGCCGTGGGATTTGAGCGGCGTCTTCAGACGGCCGCTGTCACGGGCGGCCACTATTTCGTTAAACGCATAAGCCCAGGCGTCCACTGGGGCGGGGTAGGATTGGCCGTTGCGGCAAATCTGCCCGGCTTGGATGTCCGGCAGCAGTTCGGCCATCAGCATGGCCATGCGTGAGGCAGAGAGGACGGATTTGGCCGGGCGGAACAGCCCCAAATAACGTACCAGCCCTTGGGTCATTGCCCCGCCGATATTGGCCAGCGTCCACAAGCTCTGCCGCGCCTGCTCATGGGCAATCAGCGCATCGAGGGAGTTTTCCGCACCGCAGCACGGGCAACGGGTTTTCATGCTTCCGCTCCCTGTTCGGCATCCAGCCGGATAAAGGTGTCGATGTCTTCGCGCTCGGTTTGCAGGGTAAATACCCTGTCTTCGTCGTTCATGTCGCCCGGGTAGTCGCGCAGAATCATCCAATCCAGCCGGGCGGTGTCGGGATGGGGGATAAACTCCAAATCATTGGCATAGACAACCGCCGCTTCTTCATCGCATATAAATTGCACAGTAACCTGATCGTATATATTTGCTTCTTCCAAAATCACACCAAACACAGGATTTTCTTCATCTTTAAAGCGCACATGGTCGCCGAATTCAAATCGCCGTTTCATTTCCTGCTCCTTTATCCATTTACCCCTAACTGCTTCCGCTCTTCACCGCCATCCATCGCGTGGTACAGCTGCGCCTCGCGGCCTTTTCTTACTCCGGCAGCCAAATCCAACACTTGACTGGCTTTCGTACCGCCGCGCACATCACGTTTTTTGGCCTGCCCCATATCGCCCATCTGCTGTTTGTAGTGTGCCAACACCTCTTTTTCTGCCGGTTCGGCAGCAAATTCCTCCACTTTTTCCACGATTGCATATACCCAACCCGTACAAAATTGGTCGGCACGGGCGGTTTTGTTACGCGTCAGGCGCACCGCTTTAAGCTCGGTTTTAATGTACTCGCGCCGCTCTTTTTTCAGTTGGCGCAGCAGCACCTCGTAAGCGTAGGCAGCCAGCTCCGGCTTGATACCGATACCGAAAAACCGTGCTTCGGCCAAACCCCACTGTGTGTGCTGGTAGCACTCCACACCGAACGCTTTGGCGCACTGGGCAATCAGGACTTGGTGCCAAGTCGGCAGGCTTGAGGCGCAACCCACGCCTTTTTCGGTTACGGCAGACAGCTCTATATCGATTTCGCTGATGCCATACTTTTTCATCAGCATTTGTGCCTGCCGGATGGCTTGTGCAGCCTCATGCTCGTTGGCCGATTCGCCCAAAGCCAAACACTTTTTAATCTTGTCCAATACCTTTTCTTTATCCATTTCCTGCATCCTTATTTTTCTGCCATCATTCCTGCCACCCGTCATCCGGCCGGCACGCCTTATCCAGCAGCTTCTCCAGCCGTTCTTTGACCCGTTGCTCGACCAATATATCGACCAACACAATCATTACCGCCGCCAGCAATATGGCAATGACCAACAAAGCCGCTACCACATTCATTTCATTCATCATTTTCTTATTCCTTGTTTAATCAGTCTGTTTGTTGTCTGTTGAGGCAAGCCGTATCGCTTTCTCGCCCCACCGTGCCCGAATCTTCCCGACCGCCTGTTTCAGGGCGAATGCCTTGGCCCGTTTCAATTCACGTTTCGGCACCTTCCGCCGATTTAACCGTTCATTCATAAACCACCCCCTTCATCCGCTCTTTATCGCTCATCCGTTCATAGGCTTTTTCTGCCTGCAATACCTCAAAGTCAGCCGCATTCTGTTTTTCCCGCATCAGCCGCTGCTGACTTGTCTCGTTCTGATACAGGCTCCACGCCGGCACCGGCTCGGTGCATCGGTTCGCACACGCCGTTACCGCAATCACAATCGCCGGTATGGCGAGCAGATGCCGCATTTTCAAATTTTCCATTTTTGGTTTTCCTTTAATTTCAATAACTTAACAAAATAACAGGGTAAAAAAATTATTGCCTTATCTGTCAAAGGTTTAGTGGATTAAATAGGTTTCCGCGTGTTCGATTACATCATCATCCAAATCAACATCAGGGTTAACCTGCAACAAATAGTCCACAATCAGCAGCAGCTTCGACAGTTTCCGCGCATTGCCTTTGGCCGTTTTCACCACCTTCTGCAATACCGCCTCATCGTTCGTCTTCAACACTGCCGCCGCAATCTGTTTTAAATCCGTTTCCGGCAGCATCTCGCCCAATTCCATCTTCACCGATACCCGCGAAAACAACTGCTTGAATTCACTGTTCGGCCCCTTCAGATTCAGCAGCAGCTTGGGCATCCCCACCAACGCCACCGCCACGCCCGATTTATCATGTATCCGCCGCAGGCTCTCCAGTGCGCGTGTCGGTAACTGTTCTGCCTCGTCAATCAGCAAAATACGGTGTGCATCACGCGGGCTGCGGTTCTTCTTATCACGCTTCAGGCAATTGATAATCCGCTCCGTCAGCTCATGGATATTGCCTCTCTCACTTAAATCCAGTGCATGGCAGATTTCCTGCAACAACACCTTTGCCGTATAGCCCGTATCCGGCTCAATCAACAAAGCCAGCGGGTTAGTGGCCGCATATTGTTTCAATACCGTGGTTTTACCCAAGCCCGCACCGCCATACACAATACCGAGCTGCCCCAGCCATGCCGCCAAACCCAGCCAACCTTTCATTTTCTTGGCCGTGCCCGTTTCAACATAGGGAATATCCAGCTTTTTCAATTCCGCCCGGTCGCCTTCCTGCTCAAGGAACAGCGCGGCTTTCTTATCCATCCCCGCAATATCGCCGTCGTATTTGCCGTTCAAATAGCCCGACAATGCACTTCTCGATACGCCCATGCGGTCGGCCGCCTTGTTTTGGCTCATGCCGCTGGTTTCCAGAAATTGTCTTAATTGCTCAATCATTTTTCTTTTTCCTTAAAAAGTGTCAAAGATGTGCCGTCATACTAGCCGGCGTCTTCCCATAAAAAATCGCGTAACTTCTTCTTGCCCCTGCCGCTTTCAGACGGCCTGCTTTCCACCTCTACCAACCCGCCGCTTTCCGTTTCCAGCTTCAAAAATTCGCCGTAATCAGGCTGCTGCTCGATAATCGGCGTGGCCGATTGGCGTTGCGCCTCGATTAAATCCATCTTGTCTTGCAGACGTTTGGCTTGGCCTTTGCGGCGGCGTTCGGCCAGTTGTTCCATCCGCGTTTCCGCAAATGCCGCCCGTTTGTTGCCGTTGAATACCGCTTTGCAAATCACCTTGCCCTGCATATCCTTCACAATCACATGGTCGGCATCATGGATGTCGTAAGCCACCCGTACCTTCTGACCGCTGTAATCCAGCAATTTTTGGTGGAAGTAAGTATTGTTGTGCAGAGACACCACTCCGCGGTCGGGGATGCGTTCTTCCTCCGGACGGTACATAAAATCCAACTCCAGCGGGCTTAATACATCCGTTTTCACCCTCATGCCGTCGGTCTTCATCCGGTATTCGTAATATTTCATCGGCGTAAAATGCCGTCCCGTTTCCGGATTTTTCGGCAGGCTGCGGTGCTCGTGTTCAAAGTTGTATCGGCGTACCGCTTCTTCCAAATCCGCGATAAACTGCGCCCAAGTCGGTGCCGCCGCCAGCGCCGTTTCCTGCGCCTTGCTCAGTTCCTTACCCTTTTTCTGCACTTTCTGCGCACTCGCCAGCGCATTCGATACCTTTCTCAATGTTTCGGCATCCGCATCCTTGCCCTGATAAGTCGCATACTGCTTGGCCAAAGGAATCGTAATGGTCTGCCACAGCCGTTCAATCTTGCCGCGCCCCTGCGGATTGCCCGGAATGCCCGTAAAATGTTCGATACTGATACGCGGCAAAATACCCGTCGTTTCCTTATCCAGCATATCGCCCGTTTCGCCCGAGCCGTTATCCGAGTAATAACCCAAAGGCGGCGGGAAATGCGTCATCCCGTGGCGCAAAGCATCCGCCACCGCTACCGCCGTTTCCGACAACGCCACACTCCAACCCACGACCGCACCGCTGCAACCGTCCACAATCATCGTTACTTCCGGCGTAAACAGATACCCCATCGGATGCCGGATTTTTGCTTTAAAGCTGTGGCCGTCGCCCACCCAGACATCGTTCGGTTTCAACGCCGTCCAATCTCTGTCAATGTAAGGCAGCAAAGCCTTATAAGCCGACCCAGTGCGCCTGCCGCGCTCCTTCATATGATCCGGCAGCCGCTTCATCACCGTTTGAATCTGGTCATAGCTCGGCATCTGCTCGATTTTTCCCTGCTCCAGATACCATTGCGCCAGTTTCTTTGCCGCCGCCATCATCGTCGGCTTGTTCGGCCGCTGATAAAACATCAAAAAGTAAGGCAGCCAGTCAATCGCCAGCAGCGGCGTCTTTTCCCGTGTTTTCACCGGCGCGAGTGCCAAGAGGCGGCTCATGCTGTCCGGTGCCGCACGGTAAGCCCGCACCCATCGGTATAAAGTCGGTTCGCTCAAACCGCGTTCGCCGTTGTTCCGAGCATTCGCCAGCGGAATCAGCCTGGCCACATCCTCCGGCAACCTGCCCGCCGCCGCTTCCGCCACCACAAACGCCACCGCCTTCTTAATCGGCATACCCGCCAATTCATGCAGCGGCAATACATGGGCAACAATCGCACAACGCGCATGGGCCGTTTCCGTCTGCCTGTCGTCCAACCGCGCCAAACCTTCCTCACACGGTATTAAACCCAACTGCCGCATCTTCTTATTTTGCCGAAGCGGTTTTTTTACTTCTGCCGGCAACATCGGCACCTTGGCTAACAATGTTGCCGCCTGTTTTTCCTGTATGGCCGCCTGAATCTCCGAAGGGAGGGCGGAAACCAAATATTTCTTAAGCTTGCCGCCTCGAGCCTGTCCTACAACCTCTTCAAACGGCCAATTATTCTTTTTGGCGTGGTACTCGATGCCTTGTCTACTGTTCGGCAGCTTTGGAAGTTGCAAGCCCGCCAACTCAACCGCTGAAATCAACATTTTGCTATTTCTTTCTTTATTAATCAGGCATCTACAATTTTAAGATCAATGTTTAATTTAAGAGCAATCTCTCTTGCTTGCCCATACCGGCATTTTGACTTTCCATTCAATACCCTGCTCACATCGACCGAATTGTGTCCGTTTTCTCTCGCCCATTGTGCTACGGTAATGTTTTGTTCCTTTAGCCACAATTTAGCTTCCGAAAATGTCCTTTTTCTCATGTCCTTACCTTTCATCAATAATAGAAAACATGTAAAATATGACTACAAATTTAGCTATTTAACTAAATTTGTAGTCATATTATTAGCTACATTTGTAGCTGTCAAGTGAGATTGGGAATTTTTATGGAAAATAATTTTGAATTTAGCTCTAAGTCTTTGGGTGAACGATTAAAAAAAATCAGAAACGATAATGGTTATTCTCGTGACCAACTAGCAGAATTATTCAAAGTCAGTAGAGCAAGTATCCAGAACTATGAAAATGGTGAACGTAGTCCGAATGCAGATTATCTAGTTCAATTTTATAAATTTTTTGGAATCAACCTGCATTGGTTACTTACAGGCAATTTAAATGCTTATTTCCAGGAATATGGAGATACGATAAATTCTCCTCGAGAAGAGACCCTCATCCACCTTTCACGTCAATTAGATAAACAAGCACTTGATCATCTTCTTGACTTTTTGATGAGTCTTCAAGGTATTAAAACCGATCGCTATTGAAATTTTGCTTAGTATGGGAAAAGTCTTTTGCTTATAACTTGATAAGAATTAAATTAACTTATTGATTTTAATTTAAAATATTTTAAGCAAAAGAGTCGGATTTTTTGCTTAAATGCAAAATTCTAAGCAAAAGGACAATCATGGACTTTTTAGAGCGTTTGAAATCTTTGTGGCCGGACAACGCCAAGCCCGCCGACTTCTACAATAAGATTGATATGTCTGCCTCCGGCTTTAGCCGCGTCTGGAAAGACGGTGCCATTCCAACAGCAGACTATCTGATTAAAATTCAAGAAGTAACCGGTTGCGATTTAAACTGGCTTCTTACCGGCCAAGGCTCGCCATACATGAATAAAGGCCAAGCGGTCGAAGTCCGTACCCATACCGACGGTACGGCTACCGATACCCTCGGCAATCCCATCAACTTAGACGAGTTCGTCTTTATCCCGCGTTACGACGTCTACGCCGCCGCCGGGCCCGGTCATCC